GTTGCCAAAACGTCGGCAGGCCACTGCCAATGGTTGTCTGGAGAGCCAGCGTAAAACTTCAGATCGTCAATTTCGTCCTCACGGGACTCAGAAAGCGCGGAAACGGCCAAATCAAGGCGTGACCTAGCGGTCGCCAAAATGTCAGATGCGCTTTTCTTGGGCTTGCCGCCCTCAGCCACAGCAGCTGCGGCAACAATACCCGTGACGTCAGCCATTCAGGACTCCTAATACGTGAGGCTCACGCATTACAACATAGTTTTTGCGTTCATAGGTAAACTCTTGCCCCACACCGAAGTATAAATGATCGCCGATTTTGAGTTCTTTGCACTCAGGACCGGCTGCAACCACAATGCCAGTTTCCATGTTTTCACCGGGCGGCAGCTCTAAGAACGCGTGTTTCTCAACATCGCGCTCAATAATCAAGCAGTTCTGCATGGCTTTCAGGGTCATTTTTTACTCTTTGGCGCTGGGGCCGCACGTTTAACGGAATACGCAATTGCGACCGCTTGTTTGACTGGTTTGCCGCTTTTAACTTCAGCAGCTACGTTCTTGCGAAACGCCTCGGGTGATTTTGATTTAACGAGTGGCATATTAAGACCCCATCCATCCAGTTGAGATTGCGCCGCGTTCAGACATCACGCGGCGCTCGATTCTAACGCTGTCGCCGCGATTGGCTACCGGATACGAGAACGTCAATGCTATCGCATCCGCAGCATCTGGCGACGCTAGGCCACGCGCCTTCATGTCTTTTTTAGACTCCAAGAAGATCGAACCCTTGGAATCCGGCTTCATCATAGGCGAAATCAGATCAGATTTCAAGAACCTGTCGTTTGGGATGCTGGCGCTTTTAAGCCAGTCGCGCATATCGCCCCAAATCTGCGCCCGCATATTACCGTACATGGCCGGGTTGCGCGACTTCCAGCCAAAGTTCACACCCTTGATCTTGTACCGCTGTTCCTTTAGCCGGTCCACAATGCCTGCGCCCAGCCCGCCCTCGTCGATGAACACCATCGCCGGGCGATACTCTTCAATCGCTTCGATCACATGCCCGACCACCGTCATCGTGTCGTCGCCCCTGTGCCGGATGATCTTCACGATGTCCCGCCCTTGCCTGATCGCCAGCACTGTCGCGTCAGCCCCAAACCGCGCCGGGTCAACCCCGATCACAACCGGTGCGGACGGGTCTTTGTACTTTTCCCGCTTCATGGCATCGTCCACCACCAAGCTGGAAATAAACTGGTCATCGCCCGCGTTCGGGAACTCGCCATACACCTCGACGTGCGCCTGACTAGAGTCCGGCCCGTATTCGTCGATGATCTGCTGGTAGACCTGCTTGTCCGTCCCCTCAACCGTGCGGGCGTCCACTACCTTGGTTACCCAGAATTCACGCTTGCTGTGGAACGTCTCGTAGAAGTACCCCGTGTTGCGACGCGGGTTACTGAACGCCAGCCAGAACCGGTTGGGCGTGTTTTCCGTAAAGAATCCAGCAGTCACCGCCCAGATGGCGTCGTCGATACCCGACGCTTCGTCGAAGATCACCATTACACCGTCGAAGTTGTGTACGCCCGCATAAGCGTCCGGGTTCTCAGCCGACCACAGCCGCCCCTCGACGCCCCAGTAGCGCGTGCCTTTCCTCAAATCCCGCTCGACCAGTTCGGTCAGCCATTTGGCGGGCATCAGCCTGGTAGCTGAGACCTCAAACCAGTGCGAGTTAAGCGACATTGCCAGCCACTTGGTGATCTCAGCCCAGGTGACCGATCGCAGCTGGCTTTCCGAGTTAGCCGACACGATGGTCGTCGAGCCGATCCGGGTGGACAGCATCCACAGCACAATCCAGCTGACCAACGCCGACTTGCCAATACCCCGGCCAGAACTGACCGAATGACGTAGCGTGTTGAAATCTACTTGGCCTTTGTTTGCTTTGATCTGATCCGTGATTTCTTGCAGCACTTCGCGCTGCCATTTGCGCGGCCCGTCGAAGTTTTCCAGCGGCGTACCCTTAACGCCCCACGGAAACGTGAACCTCACAAACGCCAGCGGGTTGTCCTTGTACTGCGGCGCCCATAGCCGCGCCATCAGTTCCTGTTCGTCTTCAGCGCTGTATTTGGTGGTTTGCATTATTCGAATAGCGCGTTAATTAGGTTGATGACGACCAGCATCACTAGGGCGATAATTAAAAGTTTGATCATGTTTGTTCCTGTCGTGCTGGCGCAAGCCGGGCTTTGAGCGCTGGGCTTGGTTCATGCGCAATGACATCCACTACGTCAGCTGCTGCGCGGCGTTCGGCTTCAGCAAGTGCGCCGACGATGGATATGCGCTGATCTACATCGACAGTGATGGACTGCTTGGCTACCCAGCCGTGGACGTTTTGCAGGATCGCCAATGAGGCTTTGGCGTCGCCTTCGGCGGCAGCGGCGTGCAACTGCTTGGATGCGGTCAGCTCACCGTCGGCGCGCCCTTTGGATTCGGCCATCTCAGCCACGGGGTCCAGCTCGCAGAGTTGCCGATACGCCTTGGGCAGCATTCCGGCTGCGAAGGCTAAGTTGTCGCCCTTCAGCCCGAGCTTGGCGGCGTCATAGATGCGGTTGAGCACGGCCTCGGTGGCGCGTATCTCGTTTAGCACAAGTGGCAGTGAATGAAAACTCATAGTTGTATGGCCGCGTGAATGCGTGCATCCATCATAAATCATTTTGCAAATAGCCGCCAGTTGTCAAGGATTACTTGACAGCTTGTTTTTAAAAAATAAAAAAATTGTTTGCGAACGCTCCGTAGCCGTGACCCACATGCGCTCGGCCCTACCCCCTCCCCCCAAGTCGAAGCCAAATCCACGTGGGTCATGTTGACTGCCCACAGCAAGTAGCTAACCCCCAGGTGGGCTATGTTGTCACGGGTTATCAAGTGCAAGCCGTCAGTAGATTGTGGGCAGTTGTTGTTACGGTTTACGAAGGCAACTGTCTGCGTAAACGTGGATGCAACGTGGTTACGTGGCCGAAAACGTGGGCACTTTGGGCTATTTGGGCGGTGCAGTTGGAAGAGCCCTACCCCATATTGAGTATTACTGTATATAAACACAGTATATTCTTCTGACTCTTATCTAATAACAACTACCCAAACCGCCAACAAATAGCTTAAAGCCTTGATTCTAGGGGCTTCGAGCGTAGGTCATCCCACGCCAAATCGACCACCCACCGCCAACAACATTCGCCCACAATCCGTTGTTAAATAACAACAAAACAACTTTACATTTTAATTGCTTTTTGTTTTAACAACTTCTTGTTTTTATGCCATAATGGATTTCCGTTTTAACCGAAAGGCGTTTTTATATGGCTAACATTTCCACCATCCTGGCAGCAACTTCGTTCAAAAACTACATCGAACTCCACCGCGCCATGCGCACGCCAGAGCTGCGCAAATTCATCTCAAAGAGTCAAAGTTTTGCGGTCATCGAAGCGTGCGAGCGTTTCTTTCCCAACGACTTTGAATTGCGCCAGCGTACACCGAAGGGCACGATTTACTTATATGTAGATGAAGAGCTCGAATACGTTGTCGATCAGCGCGGCGACATCAAACGAGCGTATGAGGGTAAACCTTTAGAAAATAAGTGTTGACAGTGCAAGGAATATCCTTACAATAGAGCCATCAACAACTTGGAGAGCAACCATGACAAACCAACAGACCCGCCAAATTGAGATGATTAAAAAGCACCACGCCGCGGGCAATATGTCCAGCGCCGCACGTCAACTTAGCGCCATGATTCGCGCCCACATCTCACCGATAGCCGATCGCGCTGCGCTGATGGCGCTGGCGGTTGAGATGGGCTTGCATTCTCACCCTGACTTTCGCCGCTAATTAAACCAACGGGGCCACGGCCCCAACTTAGGAGAAACCACCATGAAAACATTTCAAACATCCGGGCGCTACGTAGCCGATCTTCATCCCCGCGCTGGGTTGATCGTGCAATCCACCCGCAAGCCCGGCGGCGTTTGTATGCGTCCCGATCATCCACAGTTTAAAGATTACGTCGATGCGTTTGAAACCGCCATCGACGCGCAAGAAGCCGACGCCCTTTGCCGCGCTTTGCTTAACTAAGGAGACACCATGCACCGCTACACCTACAAACCCACGCAAGAAGCCCTCGAAAAGCGCCGCCAAGCGGCCATGGACTTTTTTGCCGTCCTTGTTTACGCAGCAGGCTTAACGCTTTGCGCCTTGGCTTATTTTGA